GACCCAACATTCGGACTTGCTCCAATCGTCCATTGAGACCCAAATCTTGCGTCTCTCATAGAATGTAGGATGTCCCTCTAGTAAATCCAATTCACATAAGGTTTTATCATCTACATCGTAGACTTCCAATCTGACTTGCTCGCCTACACCTACCTCATCATATAAATAGGGTAACCCATTTACAAGCAAAGGATAGGCATCTTCAGTCTTGGCTTTGCCAATGAACTCCGAATCAGCAAGCAATCTATGATTGCCGTAGCCTCTTTTGAGAGTCCCATAGACTGCGACCCTATGCTTTTCATTTGTTCTCTGCATATCGTATACGAAGCAATTGTTTTTAGAGTAGAATACACCACCTTGCTCGAACCACTTGCCGACTCTTTTGACTCTACCACTAGCAATGTCAATGAGAGCAAATCGTGTATCGGTTAGCTCCAAAAAGGGTAACCAATCTTTCTTGCGAAGCCTTGGCAAAATGTCGCTTGCAATGTATGCAACATCTGAAACTTTATCTGTGCCGTAGCCTTTGACTGTACCATTTGAATACAGAATGTATCTTTCATCAATAGCGAATGGATGCACATTTGATAGGTTGATATGTCCGACAGTAGCAAAGCGAAAGTGACACACGATAGGTCTATCTGTATCGACTAGCTTGTTTACGCTCTTGTATGACAGAGAACGCAATGTCTTGCCGTCATCAAGGTATGTAATACCAAAGCCGTGAGGATTCACGATCTTGGCTTTTTCCAGTATCCTGACAGGGATACGCTTGTTTTTTGGTTTATGTATAATTAAGCACATATGATATTTATTGTTATTGTTTATTAAGAATCTTATATACTGCACAGTTGTTCACTAGTTGTCAATGACTTTTTTTATTGTACCTTTTATTGAATCCAAGATGGCCCCTGATTTCTGCCTGACACGGAGTAGCTTTCCCAGAAATTCTAAGCAGCCTCACGCCAGCCGTTTTGTCTGGAGCGTTCTGGTAAGCAAATCGGCTTAAATAAAGGGATTGCAAGCGATTCAAGGTATGAAAACCACATGAAAAGGGTTACCCTTTCTAAAATATAAAGGGTTACCCTTTATAGCATAAGGATAAAAAGGGTTACCCTTTATTTATTCTCTTGTATTCCTTCTTTATTAGCTAATCCTTTATTTTATGCACCTTCAAGAGTCATGCCTTCACCAGAGCTTCTCCAGGGCTTGCCTGATTTCTCCAGGAATCGCCAGAGAAAACCGACAGACAGCGACAGCGATTTATCCTGAGAGATCGACAGCGACAGCCAAAGCAAAGCCAAGACAGACAGAGCAAACAAACCGACAGACAGACAGAAAGAGAAAGCGAAATAAAGACGCTTGAAACGCTCTAGAATTGCCTTGAATATTTGCTAAGGGTTATGACAAGCAAAGCAAGTAAAGCGAAGCATAAAGGCACAAAAAAACCCTCTCAAATTGAAAGGGTTTCTTGTAGGTTATGTTGACTCAATCAAAGCAAATTATCTGCAAGCAATCGTTCTGTAGAATTAGCAATCCTTTCATTAGAGAGAAACTCTCTTAAATACTCTGCATTACTATGTTCCCAAGGTAGATTTAAGATTTGTTCTCTAAGGTCTAGCATTGCTTTGAGAGCAGACTTTCTCTTTACCATTGATGTTGGATAATTATGCTCAAACGCTTTGAGCTTTGGAGCTACGCTCTCAAATCCAAAATGCAATTGTCTCTCAATGATATAGGAAGCGAGCAAATGGCAAATCTCGCTTTTTGCTTCAAGCTCTTTGCCGTTGCGAGTTGCCCAACCTGTAGACAATAGCAAGTTAAACATATTATTATTGTACTTGATATTTGTCTGTTTGACTTTGGTTTTGCTCTTTAAAACAAGGTTTTGTGTTAGAGCAACCCAAGCAACAATCTTGGTAAAATCAAGCGTACCTTGATGCCCTCTAAACTCGCAAGTGCCATATCTAGAATAGCTTTGCAAGTTGAGCTTTGTATATCTTGAAACGCCATTTACTGAACCCTCTCCATCAGCACGATTTCTAACGGCATCTTGCCTTATCATACGAGTTAGCAATGCCTTGTTAGATTGGCAAGCTTTGAAGCCTCTAACGCTTTCTTGATTACCTCTCCTTGATTCAGCAAGGATTGTATCAATTGCCGATTCATTCTTTACGAAATGGTTAACAAGATATTGCAATTGCTTTGCCTTGAAGCCGTCAAGCGAGTGGTGACAATGCAATCCGCAAGTCTTGTTAACTTCACTATTGTATGAGTTGAGTATCTCAAGCAAAGCGTGTAATTGCTCGAATAGCTCGCTTGCTTTTAATGGTGGTGAAACCATCTCTATGCCTCTCATAGCTCTGTTGCGATTGCCTAGAGAGCCGTCACCGATTATTTTCCAATAAGAGCGAGTCCTATGATTGTACCCTTGTGCTTCAATTGTAAGCAATGGATGATTGTTGCAATCATCAATAAAGCTTTGGAATTGGCTTTCATCAATGAAGCACTCAAGCTCTAGTCCAATAGTACGGCTATTGTCCATTAACTGGACAGCTATGTCTTGAGCTTGCTCAAGGTTTATTTGTATGTTTTCTGTAGTCATATGATATTTTATTTAAGGTTTTATTTTTGTATAGCATCGTTGCTATGGTTAGAATTTGCCAAAAAGGGTAACCGATTTCAAGAATAAAAACACGATATTTGAAAAAAAAGGGTTACCCATATTTTACCCTAAAATTTACCCATTAAGAAAAGGGTTACCGATTTGCCAATTTAGAGCATTAAAAAGGGTTACCCATTTAGAGAAAAAAGCTTATTTCACGCCAGAGTAAACCAAATTTCCTAAGTTGCTTATTTATAAGTACTTACAAAACATTAAAAAATTAAAAGGGTTACCTATTTTGTCAGGATAATCTCATAAGTTGCTGATTTACAAGTACTTACGACACAACGCAGGGGTGGAGGGGTGCTAGCGTTGGCCCCGGTGGGTTTGCACGGATATGTAAAACGCCCCAAAAAAAATTAGTAAACTCAAGGGGCTATACTTGACAACATTCATGCAATCTGACAATTCCTTATATATGTTGTATTTATGTATGGTATTGGTTTTGCAAATTTGCAACAGGTGTTTTGCAATATTGCAATAGGGTATGCAGGAGAAAAAACAGCTAGAAACAGAGATCAAGCAGGCGATTGTAGAGGTCGCCAAGGACAAGGAGATGCGTAAGGTCAAGAGTCTATCTAGGCACAACCCTGAGAGGGTCGCCAAGGTACTGTACTTATCTGCCATAGGAGTATCTCAGACGAGCATAGTTCGTAAATATGACATACCTAGAGCCGTGGTCATCAGTATAATGGTGGACTACGCAGATTACAGAAACAAGTTCCGTGAGCTGGGCGGCAAGCTATCTGCACGATCCTATGTTAATCTAGAGAGTTTAGAAGAGGATATTATACAATCAGTCAGAGAACGCATACAAACAGGAGAGTACGAACCATCTCCGAAAGACATCAAGGAGATCAGTATAGCTAAGTCAAACTCGGCAAGGCAGGCTATGACAGCTAGAGGTGAGGCTTCGCAGATAACCGAGAGCCGAAATGTAGTAACCCAAGAGGACTACAATGATACAATTAAGGCTGCGGAAGAACGCATTAAACAGATAAAAGGAGAGATAATAGATGCAGATTGATATGACAAAACAAGAGCGTAAGGCATTTAATGATGCCAAGGCTATACTAAGCGAGCACTTTGAGAACTATGCCTTAGTGGTTATAACAGAAGAAAACGCACTTAGATATGACTACAAGAATCACTACATTGGCAAAATGCTAATGCGTGAAGCCTTATCTGAGATGAACAAGGATATAGTAGACATAATATGGGATGACGAAGAAGCCGAGGTAGAAGATGAAGAAGAATAGATGGAACTAACCTTTACAAAGCACCCAATCATTCAGCCGCCTACTGACGAGCAGATTGTTCTTCTAGGTAAGAATGATCCACAGTTATTGGCTGATTTGCACAGGGTGCACGAAGGTAGAATCCAATCTAGTATAGATGAACCTCTGAAGCACGGCTTTGACCTAGATGGTTGGAAGCGAATGCAGACAGGGTTAGAGCAGTACAATGAGTGCCTAGTACTTGGTGGTAACCGTAGTGGTAAGACTACAGGATGTGCAAAGATGGTCATGCAGGCAGTTACTGAAAGCATGGATGGTCATATTGTTTGTTTTTCTCAGAATGCTGATACATCGGTCAAGGTGCAGCAGGCTGCCATATGGGAAATGATGCCGAAGGAGTTCAGAAAGAAAACAAAGAGCATAGATGGATATATTAATTTTTCTATGCAGAACGGATTTACAGGGTCTTCGTTTATTTTTCCTGACACCAAGACTAGAGTAGATTTCAAGACTTATACGCAGTTTACGAACAATCAAACCATCTTAGAAGGTTTTGAGTTCGGCTTCAAGAAGGCAGAAGGACTAAACATAGGAGCTTGGCTTGATGAGTACCTAGGTGATTCGGCATTGGTAAATACACTTAGGTTTCGTTTAGCCACTAGAGATTCTAAGTTAGTTATTGGATTTACACCGATTGATGGGTATACCCCATTTATTTCTGAGTATCTAAAAGGAGCAGAAACCAAAGAGACCAAACCTGCCGAGCTTCTAAACAATGAGTCCGTGCCTATTGTGCAGTACAGCCCTGATAGAGATGCCTCTATAGTTTATTTGCATTCAGATGAAAATCCATTCGGTGGATATACTCGTATAGCCAAAGACCTCAAAGGCAGACCTCAAGATGAAATCAAGGTGCGTGCATACGGCTTACCTGTTAAGTCAATGACAAGTCTGCTACCATTATTTAATACAGAAGTAAATGTACTATCTCAGACAAAAAACAAATACGGAATGCAATTTCCAGATATTACCAATCAGCGAAGATACAGTTGTTATCAAGTGGTTGACCCTGCCGGAGCTAGAAACTATGTTTCAATTTGGGCAGGAGTGGATGCAGAAGGTAGAGTTTTTATACGGAGAGAGTGGCCCGATAGAGATACATATGGCGAATGGGCAATATATGGTGATCCGAAATGGAAGTACGGTCCTGCTGCTAAAAAACTAGGATACAATGTTCAAGGATACGCAGAACTCTTCTACGAAATAGAAAAAGAGCTCGGCATAGAAGTTGTAGAGCGAATAGGTGACTCCAGGTATTTTGCTAGAGAGAATGAGGACAACGATGACTTGTTTACTAGTTTCTATGACTACGGAATGCACTTTGTGCCTTCGGATGGTCGCACAGAGGAGATGGGCATTTCTGCATTAGATGATTGGTTCAGCTATAATCCAAATGCAGATATAGATGCAGCTAATTCACCAATGTGCTATATTCATTCGGACTGTAAGAATTTAATTGAAAGTTTAATTAACTATAATTCAAAAGGAAAATCAGATGAAGCTCTCAAGGACTTTTTTGATTTAATAAGGTATCTTCGTATGGCTAACGCTGGAGAAGGGCCTGATCATATTAGTTCAAGAGAATTACTAACAACTACAACAACAAAAGGAGGCTACTAATGGCAAAACGAAAACTAACAGAGTTAGCAGAAGAATACGGCATATCTTTTGATGAAGCGAAGGATTTGGCTTTTGAAAAATTTGATGAAGATATGATTACAGGTAAAGGTAAAAACACATGGATTGACGAAAGGGGTCAAGCTATGCTAGATGACCTTGTTCCTATTGATATAATCTACAGAGGGCGTGTAGTGGCTGAAGCACCAAATCCTAATTATGTAATTACATACATAAAGGAGTTAACTGCTAAAGTACCTGTACGCATCCCTATACGATATAAAGGAATGCTAAATAATAAAATAATTCATGTACAAGCCGATAATACAGGTCATGCACCGAAGTATAATTGGATACCTACAAAAGTAAGAACATAGTTTATGGATAACGATAATATTTCGGAAGCACTAAC